ATCAAAACCGGTAACTAATGGATATTCCATAACATCTTTTCCAACACTACCACAAATAAAAATTTTAGTTCCAAGAGTATTGAAACCAAATCCTATTGGTGAAGTATCTTCACTTGTAAAAGCAAAAGCATCTATAAATGTTGCTGTAGAAACATCAAAACCTGTTGTTAATTCATATTCTCCAACATCATTTCCATCATCACCTAAAAGAAACATTAATGTTCCATCAGCATTAAATCTTAATGACCTTGGACTTGTATCTTGTCCACTAACTGAAAAAGAATCTGTAAAAGTTGCTGTTTCAACTTGCCAAGCAGTTCCTAATGCATATTCGTGAATAGCATTAACAGCATTACCAACAACAAACATTTTTGTTCCAGCAGAATTAAAAGCTAATCCTGTTGGGTCTGATTCTTGATCAGATGTAAAATAGTGTGTTCTCCAACTTGCTGTAGAAATATCAAAAGCTGAAGTCAAATTATATTCATCAATAACTTTATCTTTATTACCAACAACATACATTTTTAATCCACTATTACCAAATCTGATATCTAATGGATTTGTATCTTCTGAATTAATAGAAAAACTTTTTGAATAACTTGCTGTAGAAGTATCAAATGCTATACCTAAATTATATTCAAATATACTTTGGTTACCTGCAAGTACTGTAGTAATTTTGTTTAGTGTTTGAGTTGGTGGAACTCTATGGAATCCATAAAAATCATCCTTCTCCGCTGATGTTATCGTAAATTGTGATAAATTACTCATTGATTATTCTCTACTTTCTCTATATTTATTCATTATGCAACTTCTACTAATTTCCAACCGTTAGTATTACCAGTATAAAGTAAAGTAAATCCTGCATGGTTTACATCAGCAACCATATCTTCAGCAAGATTCATAATGTCATTACCGTTTCTACCAACCGTTAAATTGTTTGTTTGGAAAGTTCCACCTAAATCTAAAAATGCAATTGAATCTCCTACTAATGGAGCAGCAGGTAATTTAATTGTTTGTGGAAATAAAGTTGTATCTATTAAAAATTTTTGTGCGCCTTCTGCAATAGGTATAGTTGAACCATCAGCAGTTACCGTTGTCCAAGGAGTTCCTCCTCCAAGACCAGTCCAACTTGAACCGTTATAACCTTCCCAAGCAACTATTGAAGTGTTAAATCTTATTGCACCTGAATATAAATCTCCAGAAATTGGTCTTTGAGCAGTTGTTCCTGTTGGTGGAACCCATGATTTAACACCTGCTTTATTTCTTGTCATATATCCTAATACAGCGTTTTCTGTTGGTACGGCAGTATTAGAATTTCCACCTAAAGTTTGGTCTGTACTAAATTCGTTTACAGCGGCACCTAATTCTGCACCGATAGAACCAAGTTTTAATTCACTTAATCCTGAAAGGTTAAAGGCGTCTGCATTAAGAGTAGCAGTACCAGTTGCCTGTTCAATTTTAAATAAATCTCCAACTCTAAAGTCACCTTGTTGGTCAGTTGATACCCAATAGATACGACCACCGTTTTCTTCGGTAATTTCGTCTGACTGGTCGGCAGGTTGTGTAGGTATTCCTGGATAATTTGTTGTAGTAAAATCTCCAGTACCAATGTTCAAGAAGTCGTGACCTGTTAAACGAATATTGGAAAATCTTTCTGTTATATTAGTTGATACTCCATCTACTTTCGCTTTACTCATACCAATATCTTCTGTTAATCTGATTACAGCAGTTTCGTTTGTTGTATCTTCTTCTGATACCAAACCAACTCTAAAGTATTTTGTATCACCTGTAAATTTAATATTACTTGCTAATGCTATTATATTAGCAGTATTTAAGGCAGTTGTACCTGATTTAATTGCAAGTAGTGGACCTCTTTGCCCTTGTTGTGCTTGGGCACTATCTCCAAATGTAGGAGATAAATCAACTGTAAATACTGTTGAATCTTCTTTTGTAATTGTAATTGTTTCGTCTTGTATGAAATTTCCAACAATGTTTTCTATATGTAAATAACCTAATGAAACATTATATCTGAAAAGTTTAGCAGTTGCACCTGAAGTGTTACCTGTTATTGTAGCAGTACCTTGACCTTGCGTTGCAATTGAATTCTCTATATCTGAAGCAGTAAATCCACTTTGGAATGTTGTTGAGTCATAAGCTAACATCATACCTCTAGTTTGAACATTTACTGGTGTTTCATCTTCGTCTGTACCTGAAGCAACACAAGCTTTTTCTCCATAAGAGTGTGAGCAGTTTAAGGCACGAATAAATCCGCCTGATTCTGCATAAACAGCTTTTTCACAATAATAAATGAATACTGATACTGCTTCAACTCTTCCTTTTCCTAGGATGTGAATACCAATACCGTCTTCATTGATTTGAGTAAAGTCATTACCCAACATTGATTTGTAAGAATTTGGTTCTGTATTTTTGTGAAGATTACCGTCAACCTGTATACCACAAGCACCTGGGTTTATAGATGTACAGTTTTGTATATAAGGTGAAGTAAGTTTAATATTACCACTAGGGTCTAAAGACATAACCGCTTGTTGCATAGGACCACTTGGGTAAATTTTTTCACCTAAATCACAAGTGAATTTCATTTTTCCTAAAGTCACCCAATCGCCAACAGATAAACCGTGGACTGAACTTGTATCAACTGTTAAAGGACCTGTTGCAAATGCATAACTAGCATTCGCTAATCCTAGTGTAGTTGATTCTGATCCTGCTTTTATAACATGACCTCCACTAATATATGTGTGAGCATATGCTGAGGTACCTAAATTTACTGTAAATGAAGTTGTTGATCCTACTGTTGCTACTTGATATAATCCTCCAGATTTTTTCTGAGCATTAAGACCAGTAAAAGTCATATTTCTTATGTTATTAGCGTCATTACATAAGAAGAAGTTAGAAGCATTATTGTCTTCTAATTTTGCAACTGTTAATGTTATGTCACCACCTGCACCACCAATATCATCTTTTTTCAATGTAATTACATCACCAACTGAAAATCCTGAACCACCGTGATAAGTAATAACTTCTGTAGCAGTACCACCTGAAATTACTACATTCCATACTGAACCTTGTCCAACTTCTGGATAAGTTTTTTCACCATCAACACATGTATATTTCATACCTGATACTTTTACAATATCACTTACTGATAATCCGTGGTTACCTAATGTTGTAATTGTAATAACACCTGTACCATGAACATATGGAGCATTTGTTATTGTTTTTTCTGTGAAACCAGAATCTACAACTAAACCACCACTAACATATGTGTGTGCTCTAGTGTCTGTGCCTACATTAATTGTAAATGAAGTTGCGTCTGGTACTGTTTGAACTGAAAAAGGTTTTGCAACTCTTTCCTGGTGAATATATTTGTATTGTCCATCTATAGCACCTGCAACATTTCCAGTCATTGTGACTGTTGCAATTTGAGAACCTGTACCAGTTGCTGGTTGTACTCTTGTATTTCTTAAAGATTCACCAACTATTGAAACACCTTTTCGTACTCTTATTGGTAATTGTTCTTTGAAAGTTCCGTTTTTAAGTCTGATTATATCTCCTGCAACACTCTTAACATCAAAAGTTAAAGGAGTAGAACTAGCAATTCGGTTATAAGTGAAATCGTCAACAGATTTACCTTCGCTTGTAGTATAGGTAACTTTTTGAGAAGTTCCACCACTTACATAAGTATGTGCAAGTCCTGATTTGTCAGTACCAAAAATATATGTATTGGCATCAACTACATTATAAACTTTAAATATTCCTGAACTAAAAGTATTATCAGGATATGTTTTACTTCCCATAGAACAAGACATTAATATATTTTCTACTTTAACTAAATCATTATTTACTAATCCGTGAGCAGTAGATGTTACTGTAAAAAGTCCTGTTACATTATCATATGTAGCGCCACTAATTGTTGTTGAACCTCCAACACTTGAAACTGTTGCTAATTTAACTGTACCACCACTAACATAAGTATGTGCAACATTACTTGGTGGTAAAAAGAAATTTAATTTAGTAGATGAACTAGATGATACTACAGGATAAACACCTGAATAAGGTGCTTGTGGATAAACTTTAGTTCCAAATTCGCAAGTTGTTTGAATTCCAAATAAGTTAACTGTATCACTTGCTGATAATCCATTCGTTGCTGTAGTAATTACAGCTTTACCTGTTGTTGTATTATAAACAAAATCTGTAATTGCTAATCTAGTACCATTAGCTTTAACAACTTCTCCACCACTTACATAAGTTTGTGCTGTATTACTTGTTCCTAAATCAACTTGGAAATCAGTTGTTGTTAAATTTGCTGCTTCTACTGTAAATGCTGTATTCGTTGAGTGTATTGGATATGTTTTATTTCCTGTAGGACAACTTACTAATAAATCTCTTACTTCAATTAAATCTCCAACACTTCTTCCGTGAGTAGTTGATGTAGTTATATCTCCACCTGTAAGACCTGTTAACCCTATATCACTACCATCAATTCTAATTTTGTCTCCAACATTATGGTCTGATCCACCGTTAATAATTTCTACTGTTGGTGGAGATGTGACAGTATTTACTCTATAAAGTGAAGGACTACCAACTTCTGGATAAGTTTTCGCACCTTTAGAACAAGTAAAATTTAATCCTGATACTCTAATTTTATCTGATACTCCCAATCCGTGTGTTGGAGTTGTAATTGTAATAACACCTGTACCATGAACATAAACAGCATTTGATATTGTTAATGTACTATCATTTGCTTTTCTAACTGTACCACCATTAACATATGCGTGAGCAAGTGTTGAAGTGCCCATATTGATTGTGAATGAGGTAGAATCTGGAACTGTTGCAACTGTAAATTCTTTTGAAGCAAAACCTTGAACTTCATCATATACATCAGCAGTACCGCCAGTACCACCTGCTTGATTTTTAATTTCTCTAATTGAATTTGGTTTTGCATGTTTAGCTGCATATTGAAGTGTTAGATAAGGTAATGATTCTGTTCCTGGTCCACCATCTTCTCCTTTAGGAGAAACCCATAATACATTTTTACCTGAAATTCCACTCCATATAGCGTCATCACCATCGTTAGTTAATACGGCACCTGGAAGACCTAATGGTAATCTTGCAGTACCACCAGCGTCTTGGCGAATTAAATCACCTCTTGCCGTCATTACAGCACCGGTATCACCTTGAGCAATTGCTTGCCAAGTTAGTCCGTCTGTACCTGGTTCTACATTAAGAACTTGGTCTTTTAAGTTAACATAAGAAGAAGAAATGTGTCTAACTACATCACCAACTTCATATGTTGTAAATGAAGTATAAGCACCTCGGTAATTAAACCCACCAATAACTTGTTTCCAATAAGTTGAATTAACTGCACCAGAACCTTCTGCTGGTCTTTGATTTTGTGCGTCTAATATACAGACATAATGATTACCACCATACTGAACTGTATCTCCAGTTTTGTATAGTGTTCCATGTGAATAAACTCCAGTAGCCTTAAAACCTGTTGTTACTACATCCCAATATGCGTTGTCAGCAGGAGTTTGTCCTGTTGATTCGTTATCATTAATATATGCATAAGAATACCCACCGTAAGTAACCACATCACCTTTTTGGTAAAGTGTACTTGCATTATAACTATCTTCAAATTGTAGACCTTCTGAATAAACTGTAAAATTAGCTTCTGCAAAATCTGATAGAGCACCACCCGAAGTATGAGCAACAATACATTTATATTGATATGCACCAAATTTAACAACATCATCTAATTTGTAATATGTGTTAACTTGGAAGTCGCCTTTAAATGCTAAACCTTCACTATAAAGAGCAAAGTTTCCTAAAACTATATTTGCGTCACCACCAGCAGCTGATGTATGTTCAGTAGTACATCTATATGTTCTACCACCATACTTAACTAGGTCGTTTAATTTGTATTGTGTACTAGAAGCATAATCACCTTTAAAAATTATACCATCACTATATTGTTCAAATTTAGATTGGTCTAATACTAAACTTGATGATGTATGAGCAGTTGTTGTTCGGTATTGTTTACCACCATATGAAACTAGGTCGTTTAATTTATACCAAGTAGTATTAGCATATGCACCTTTAAAGTAAAATGATTCTTGGTGTAATTGCCAATATTCTGTAAATGTTCCAGGACTTGTATAAAATAAATTTTCATTAGCAGGTGATGTATGATTTTGAATACATACATAAGCATTACCACCATACTTAACAATGTCATCTATTACATAAGCTGAACTTGCAGCCCAATCACCTCTCCATTTAAATTTAATTCGTCCTAGTTTGAAATCTGCCATTTTTTACCTTTTAATCTTTTTCTCTTAATATTTATACAGCACTTTGGTATGTTGTTGTACTAACACTTGCCGTTGTACTTTCAAAAGTATCAAAGTCATCAATTGGTTCCGCTGACCTTATACTTGCTGCTTTTTGTCGTCTAACTAAATCTCCACTTATACTATTTATAAGGAAAGTTGTTGTGATATCATCTGAATATTTAATTTGTTGATATTTGTCACTATCATTATTAAAGTATCTTCTCTTAATTTGACCAACCACAATACTTGCACTAGCTGGAGGAATTAATACAAAACTTACTGTTGTGCCAGATAATGTATAATTTGAATATGCTACTTGTCTAACACCATCTAAAAATACAGCTATTCTAGTTGCGTTTAAAATTGGTGATGTTAATGTGAAATCTTTAGCAGAACCGTCACCTGTAAAGTATTGTACTTCAAACATTTCTAATCTTTCATCTAGGTAATCTGTTTCATCTCTTGCAACATCATCAGATTTACCATCTTCATAATAATTTGATACAACAATTTCTTGTTTATCAGCATTCGGGTCTATATCAGTTAGATATAACATACCTTCCGGCGTTCTTCTTATTCCATTAAATTTATTTAATTTCGGTCGTAAAAGAAAATTTGAAACTACAAAAGCCATTATGAAATCTCCAATATACTAGCGAAAACTGAAGCAGACGGTAATGAACTATCTACTAATGGGTCAACCCATACCTTCAATTTATCGTTATTTTCTAAATTAATCGGTTTGTCTAATACCATTGTATTATTAGGTACAACTTCTAAACCTTTCCCAACATAATAAAAAGTAGTTCCACCATCTGTTGTAACCTGAACATTAGCAAACAAAGATAAAGTAGAACTTAAATTTGAAATGTAAACAGCATGAATAACAGCTATGGTATTTGCTGGAACTGTATAATGTATAGCGCTAACACCATCGCTAATACCTAATATTGCACCTAGATTTTTAAAAGCACTTGCCATTTAAATAACTATCCTCCAAAAACAATTGAATATGCTAAAGCGTCACCATCTATTGCTAACAGTCCTGAAGCATTAGGTATCATAACTAAAGCATCCCTTTTCGGGTCTGTTGCTCTTAAAGTTGTTTCATATGCGTCAGCAGTAGTACCTTCAAATATTAAATCTGAACCATTTAATTTAATATCTTGGTCAGTAGACGCTTCATTATCGGTAACAGCTTGAAGTGTAACCGAACCTGCACCACCAACTTCTTTAATTACATTACCAGTTGTTTTAGTATAAAACTTTCCATCGGTAACATTAATACACAATTCTCCTGGTTCTAATGAACCAGTTGATGGTACCGAACTTGGTGTTTCTGACCTTTTAAGTTTTATTACTGTTGCCATTATTTTTTACTTTTAGCTCTATTAATTTTTGCTTTAAATTTAATTTTATTAATTAATCTTTGTTTTGATAATCGTCTATCTAATTCTATTCCGATTTTTCTACCAATTTTTTCTAATTCTTTTTTAGTTTTATATTGTAAATCTTTAACTGATACTACTGTTGCCTTCGCTTTAGGTTTAGTGAAGTCATATCCACTAGTTAACCAGTTAGATATTTTCTTGCACCAACCAAACATTAAAAGGATCCTCCGTCTATAGTTTCAACAGTTACCTCACCTGAACTAACTGCAAAGTTATCAGAATGGAAACTAGCAACACCAATATTGTTATTACTTGCTAATTCTCCAACTATTTGTAATTGATTTCCACTAGCGATTGTATTAATACCTTCGCCAGCAAGAAATTCTAAAGTACCTTCAATAGCAACTTGACCTTGCGTTGAAGTTTCATCTTTAAAATATATTGTAGGATTTGCTAATTTATTAGTTGCAATTGACCCACCTAACATAGAGTTAGTAATACCTAATGCTTTAACTCTTAATGCGTCAGCGATAACTTCTATAGAAGAATCATCAACTTCAACATCCATTTGGTTACCATCTTTTGACAAAGCGGCGCCGGCAACAATTTGACCTGCACCAGAAAATTGTGATACATCTAAAGAAGTTGTTCCAAATGTTGGAGCACCTGTGTGTGTAAATGTATAACCGTTATTTGCATTTAAAGTTCCTTCTTCAACAAATACGAAAGACCCTCCTGTTAATTCAGATGGTTGGTCTTCTGGAGTTGCTCTTGTTAATACAAAAGCAGTTGAACCATCACCAACTGTAGTTACAACATAGATACCGTTTTGTGAAGCGTCTGTCTGGTCTTTAACTAAAATTCTATCTGCAACACTTGGCGTTGCACCATCAACTGATAATGCACCATTTGAACTTGCTGTTAATGTCGCACCAACACCTGCTGTTCCATTTGCATATGTAGCTGTTAAGTTAACAGTTGTTCCATATTTACAAGATGGTTTAGTATCTAAACCTTGAGCAACTTGGTCAACATAAGCTTTGTTTGCTAATGATGTATCACTAAAACCACTTCTGTCTTCATAACCAGATGGTACAATTACTGTACCTGTTCCATGTGGCGATAAATTAATATCTTTATTACTTGCTGTTGTTGAAACTGATTGACCATTAATTGTAAGGTCATCTACTACTAAAGAAGTTAATCCTGCAATATCAGTTTGAGTAGCACCAAGTTGTAAAGTAGATGAACCTAAAATAGTTTCACCATTTGTATCCAACTTAGCATTGGTTACTGCGTCATCTTTTATTTGGTCTGTATCAACACCAGAATCCGTAATGTTAAAGGTTACAACATTATCTGTAATTGCTGAATCAAGACCAGTACCACCTAGAAATTGTAAAGTTTCGTTAGTATTATAAACATCTGTACCAACATCACCTGCTAAATCTATGTTTGAGAATACTGTTTGAAATCCTAAATTACCAGCACCATCTGATTTTAAAAACTGTCCTGCTGTTCCATCTCCGTCTGGTAATGTAAATGTTGTTGTTGAGGTTACTTGATTAGGTGCTTTAAGACCAATAAATGATGAACCGTTATTTGTTGCTTCATTAAATTTTACTTGTCCGCCAGCACTAGGATGATTACCTACTATAAACTCATCTACTGCTTTATTTGAATCTACTAATACTGCACCACTACCTGTTAAACTACCAGCGACATGGTCTAACATGTCTGTGAAATATTGTCCGCCAATTACTGATACATTATTTGCGTCACCATTACCATCTACACCACCTTCACCTATAAAGATTCTATCTCCTAGGTTTGCTTGTGTTCCTGTTCCATAAGTATATGCTAATTCACCTAATTTTAATGTTGCTGGTGCTGTTGCCGCCGAACTTCTTTTTATCTGTATTACTGTTGCCATATGCTATTTTAAAAACTCCCACAATTGAATAATAGTGTACCTGTTGTGGTCACTATTTCTGTTTTTGCTACAAATTT